CCAATCGCTGTAAAATATACCTAGCAGTCCACAAATGATCTCCTGATTGAATTCCTGTACATGGACCTATTTGGAATTCCCATTGTCCAGGGGCAACCTCGGCATTAAGACCGCTAATTTTAATTCCCGCATACAAACACATTTGTAAATGTTCTTCAGCCATGGAACGTCCAATCGCATTTTCATAACCAACGCTACAATAATATTGACCCTGTTTACCATCTTTATTGTAACCTAACGGCATATCTGTTGGTGGATCAATTAAAAAATATTCTTGTTCTAGTCCAAACCACGGTTCTTGCTCCTCAGCAAGTTTAAATATATTATTAGCCGGTTCTCTTTGGTTATTATAGAGGGGTTGCCCGTTTGGTAAATAGGTATCGCATAATACTAGGTAATTATTGTTTTCCATAATACCTATTTGTAGAGAGAAAGGATCTTTAAATATAGCTCTAGGTTTAATGACAATTTCAGAATCATTACCACTAGCTTGTCCAGTAGAACTTCCATCGTAATTCCAATCTGGAAATGTATCAATATTATGTAAGTTATCATCTATGTTCCACATAGTCGTATTAGTAACACCAACTTCTATAACACGTTTCTTACTTCTCAATTCATTGTTACCACCTAACCATATATATTCAGCGACCACAGTTTTTTTGCAGTTCATAACTATTATATTATATCAAACAGTTTAGTATTTAAATTATAAAATTGAAGTTTTTTATAAACACAAATATATGTATATTACATGTTTACGCAATTCATAGTTAGCTATGAGTCAGGATAACAGGTCAACTATATCGGTTGAGTCACCCGACATAGTTGAACCACAATCAGGTCTAGAAGATGAATATATTATGAAGCATCAAAACAATATGTATTATGTATTAGATGAACTATTGTATATATCGTCTATAGTTTATTGCTCCAATGATATGTGTGAAAAAGAAATATATAAGAGTGATAGTGTAGAATGTGAATTTATGGATCAATCGTATTACTTTTGTATGAATGACAATTGTCGTAGTTATGGCATGTGGAGTATTAGGTATGACTATAGAAAGTCATTCCGACAAAATAGACTGTATAGAGAGAAAATATTAGAAAACAAGGAAAAACCAACGTAAATTCTTTAACTGTATACGTGGAACGATATAATATAATAACATAGCAATAATATTATATTATTTTTTATCATGACCAATTATCGTGAAGAGATATCTACCTGATTGTAGATTTAAAATCCTCCTGGGAATTTAACGAGATTAGCACCAATACCGAAACCAGCACCAGAGCGAGCACCAACTGCCAAACTAGGGACATAAGTATCAAGGATACTGAATGTAGCAGCAGCAGTTAAAGCAATGAGTGCGACCTCATCTAAATTCATACCCTTCTTGGGGATAGCATATGCAGCAATAGCAACCATCAAACCTTCAACAAGGTATTTAATAGCTCTCTTGACTAATTCACCTAAATCTAACATATCACCTAACATTATATAAATTAAAAAGAAAAAAATATAAAATAATTAGAAGAATGTTATTATTTTAAAACAGATGACATATATTACGAAACATTATAGTTAGCTATTAAAATCACTTAAATAATAAATATAATAAATATTTATAATGAGTTTTTCTAAACCAATTGATAATACAAACACACCGATCAATGTTACTTTAAAGACCAATCCAGATGGAAGTGATAATGCTAAATATATTGATTTATTGGATGAGGATAGAGTGATTGCTGGACAAAAATTCGCGTGTCTATCCTTTATTTCACCTGAGCAAATTATCAAGCAAAAAGACATGTTTTTATTTGAGAACTTTATTAAGATGTGGGATGTTAGTAAATCATTGGAGAAATTCACTCAATTTTTAAATTTCGTATCTTACAAATACCATCTTGATTTTGACAAGGTCAGCGAGGATTTCAAGGAGTTCTCTAAAGATGAAAAGGAAAAGTTACTTACTTCTACAATTGAGGATGATTACAAGAATTTTTTAGATGAGCACGAAGATCGTCTGGAAAAAGAGTTTGGCGAAGCACATTCTTTTCAAACATCCGTTCGTGGAATCAAGGTACGTGGTGTATTTCCAACTCAACAAGAAGCGGAACTTAGATGTAAGATGCTAAGACAAAATGACCCAAATCACGATGTTTATGTTGGTCCAGTCGGTATTTGGGTTCCTTTCCACCCCGAAGCATACAAGACGGGTCGTGTTGAGTATATGGAGGAAACATTGAACGAATTGATGAGTGAAAAGAAGAAGAATGAGGACAAGGCTAAGGACGAGTTTGATGCTCGTGTCAAGGAGACTAAGGAAAAGGCTATTGAGGAAAATAAAAAGAAGGCGGCCGAATCTGGTAACAAATTGACTCAAGATATCAATAAAGAAGGTAACTTAGTTTCTGTTGCCAATATGAATACTCAAGAGTCAACTATGGGTGAAAATGTTACTATTGAAGATATCAAGAGTGAATTATTTGAAGGTGAAAATATTGTTACTAATGATAAAACTGATAAAGGCCTTTCAAATTTAACTAATGCTGTGTAATATAATTACATACTGAATTGTTTCAAATAAATAATAGAAATAATAATATATTTGATATATTATTATTTATTAACGTGTAAGTTATGACGTATTTTGTAATTATTGATACCATATTTATACAGGATCGTCCCAGTTATTCAAATCGTCATCGGGCAATTCTATCATACTAGAAAAGTCAGTAGTAATACCAGATTCTCTTATTTTTTTTTCTAGTGCGTTATGTTCTTGTAAAGTGGTAAACAATTGATTACGATTATTCAATACTAATTTGCGATCTGTAATGTAGTTTTTATTTCTTGCCTTGGAATCCATTATAGATTCATATTCGGTAGTCAATGCTTGCTTTGTTTCAATAAGTGTGATATATTCTTCGTCCATTTCAGTCTTTATTTGTTTCCACTCATTTAATTTTTCTTTGACATCTTGGTGTTCCCAAAGTTCACTCTTTGTGCGTGGACCGAGTACATCCATTCTATATTCAATCTTATTATGTAGGGTTGCGTATTTCTCTCGTAAATTATGTATTCTCTCTTTCTGTTCATCCAATTTAAAATACTTTGAAACAGACAAAATAAGACTAATATACGTTGAAATTCCAATACCCGATACAGAAACAATAGATTCATCTGTGCCAAAATAATTTTTAGTGGATTGTAAAAAACCAGACATTGTGGAAAGTGCGATGACGGATATTTGAATATAATTAATGTATTTTACAAGTTCACCATATTTTATATCCAATAATCGTTTCGTTGATTTACACTCCTTTAAAATGTACAAATTGTTATCTATAAGCGATTTTAATTCATTTTGAAATATTATAAATTCTCTCGTCCCTTTATAACTATCCTTGTCATCATTTATATTATTTTCATCTAACGATGTGGTGCGATGTGTGCTGACCACTTTATTAGATGATTTGTTGCCAGAACTATTAACTTCATTGCCTCCTTTTTTATTTCCATCTGAAACCTGTTTTTTATTGGTCTTTATATCGGTAATGTCTAAACCTATATTTGTGTTTTGATCATTTACTGCGTTTCCTATATTTTTCGGTATTTCATCGGTATTTCCTTTTGTATTTTTACTCATTATATAATAATAATACAAAAAAATAATTATTGATTGTATACGCACAATAGTTATACATTTTCATTAACATTAATCACATCAACATCAACGTAAACATCAATGTTATTACAAATACATATTATTTACCATTTATTTTTCTTCACATGTATTTTAGGTCCAGCTCCCTTTTTTTGTACACTGTTTGGGTCATAGATTTCATCTTCATCATCACTACCAATATCTTTAGATAATTCCCAGAATTCTTTTGATCCTAATTTGAAATTACTATGATTTTGTGCTTTATACCAGAAAATTTGATCTTGTAATTTATTAGACTTGGCATTATTGTCAATAACAAGACATTCAAAATTTTCAGTACATTGATCCATGACTTGACAAAACGATTCAAATGTGGGAAACATACCCGCATAATTTTCCCATATACGTTTTCTGTTTGCGATATAGGGTTCTCTCAATATAAACACGTAATCAATATTGGTTCTCAAATTTGGTGGAATACCTAGAGGGTATTGCATAGTAATAATTAACATGATTTTCCAATGTCTGCCATTCATGAATAACAGTCTCATCAGTTTATCCTTGGTCCATTTATTATCATATAAACAATCATCTAGAATGACAAATGCTCTAGGGTCAATATTGGTTCTTTTATATGCCTCCATTTCCTTTTTAATCTGCTTTAAAACAGTCTTTTGTCTCTTTAATATATTTTCAATAATAGCCGACTGGTATTCATCGTGAATAAATAATTTAGGTACATGTTCGGCAAAAAAACCGTTACCTGCTTCTGTACCAGATATAACGGTTCCAATTGGAATATCCTGATGATGATATAATAAATCACGAACCAAGAAACTTTTACCAGTATCTCTTCTGCCTATTAATACAACTACTGGTCCCTTATTTTCATCTGGACGAAAACTAATATTTTTCATATCAAACTTTTTCATATCGAGCGACATGTTTTAACTTCTAAAAAGAAAAAAAATGTAAAATGATTACGAAAAAATTAGTTTAAATGACTTATTATATTTACTATTAGAATAATAAAGAATGGACTTCTCTTTGTACTATCGAAAAAACAAAAACGATGAATTGTTTAAAGCTTTAGAAAACTCTTCTTTAGGATTGGACAATCTACAAAATTATGTTCCTTTATATGAAAAATTCTTTTCTCTCAACGATACTAATTTTAACAGTATCAACCTAAATCAAAAATACTATCTTCATACTTTAGATGAAGAATTGAATAAGAATGTAATCAAGGCCAGTGTTGCTGATAATTCCAATAACATTTTAAAAAGAGACGTCTTTTGTAAATTTTCGCCATTATTAGACCCCTTAAAGTATTTAACCGGTAAATACGATATATCCTCAAACAACATGCTTCCACTACCTCAATATAATGAACAAACACTTTTTCCTAAACTACATGATAAAAATAATACGGCATATATTGATTCCTTTTTTACCTACTTATCTAGCCAATTGCTACATAATTATGATTTTTTAAATAGCATTGATTATTATGGTTCATTTTTAGGTAATCAACAACGATTTCAATATAATATTGTTGATGACCTTGATTACTTGAATGAGAGTGACTTTTTTCATAAAAATAAGAATGAATATTATTCTATTGACAACGAAGAACATGATACTATATTCAATATTGATTCGCGAACCAATAAAAAGAAATTAGTTATAAATGGTGAATTGACAGATTTAACATTAGATTCTTTTAAAAGTGACGATTTCTCTCTATTTACCTCGGTTGAAAAAGATGGTGTGACAGATAATAATATACAAATCGTGGATTTAAGTGAAGTATGTATTTATGACCAGCCACTAAACAAAAGTAAGAATTCCTCTTCAGTTTCTTCATCATCAACATATAGTTCCAAATCATCAAACACGTCTATAGATGAATTATCTGGCGATGATAATGACAGTGGAACTGGTAGTGATAGTGGTAGTGGCACCGATGAATGTTCTGGTAGTGACGATGACACTAGCACCAGTTCAAGTAGTTGTGAAGAGGAAGAAGACATATTTTGCTCCATTTTTGATTTCCCAGTTCAAATGATTACTATGGAAAAATGCGAAAATACATTGGACTATTTAATGGAAAAGGATTTGTTACATGATAAAGAGTGGACGTCTTGTTTGTTTCAAATAATTGTCACTTTATCTTTGTTCCAAAAAACGTTTTCTTTTACTCACAACGATTTACATACAAATAATATAATGTATGTTCCTACCGAGAAACAATTCTTATATTATTCATTAAATGATATTACTTATAAGGTTCCCACATATGGCAAAATATATAAAATAATTGATTTTGGTAGATCTATTTATAAATTCAACGGTCAAACTATGTGTAGTGATAGTTTTCATCCTAAGGGAGACGCTGCATCTCAATATAATTGCGAACCTTACTTGGATAATAATAAACCTCGTTTAGAACCCAATCCTAGTTTTGATTTATGTAGGCTAGCATGTTGCTTATATGATCATTTTGTTGAAGATGTATTTGATGCCGAATTGGTATTCAAGAAGAACAAGTTGGCAAAGATGATTGCGTCATGGTTAATGGACGATAAGGATAGAAATATTCTTTATAAAACTACCGGTGAAGAGAGATATCCAGAGTTTAAATTGTATAAAATGATTGCTAGAACAATTCATAAGGCTATTCCTCACGAACAATTAACTAATGAGGTGTTTAAGGGATATGTTATTGGTAAGAAAAAACTCAATAAAAATGTCAAAATAATGAACTTGGACAAAATACCTAATTTACAATAAGGGTTAGGTTTGTGTAAATGTATATAGAAAATGATAATCATAATATTTACTTGTGATTATCATCAAATATTGTATAGAGTAGAGAGTATAGAGTAGAGAGTAGAGAGTAGAGAGCAGAGAGCAGAGGAGCAGAGAGAATATCCAATTAAAACGCAGGCTTATCTATAAATGCCATGGTACTTTTTCCCCCTCCCTTTAATTCTTTACTGTCAAATTGCGAATACATGTAAATACCTATTACCGAGGCAAAATATACTACCAATGATTCTTTCATAACCACTTTTAATGGCTTCTTATCATCGTCTGGTACAAATTTCATTTCTAGAAATTTAATCAAGAAAAAAACAGTTGCTATCGCTAAAGCATATATAAATATGTCTGTCATTTACATTAACTTAAAAAAAAGTTAATGTGAATTTTACGAATTAGTAATTGTATTGTTATTTTGTCCTACTTTTTACAAAAGCATATTTATGTTAAAACTTCAATTTCTTCAAGACCGATAGGAACTTTATTTAATTCCTTTGGTTTTTCCAAATCATGAACGTCTAGTTCGGTAAGATTTATTTTATCACCT